ACAAGGACAACCAGAGTTTTATGCAACAAAAAAAGCTACAACCTCTGGAATACAAGTGTTAGTTAGTCCTGTGCCATCTGCTACATTGGCATATGAGATTGATTTTATAGGTTTAGAAACAGGATTATCTGACAGCAATGCAAATAGCTGGGTAGGTGATAATGCAGAGCAAGTTCTGTTGTCTGCTGCTTTATATGAAACTTCTACTTTTCTTAAAGCACCAGATACAGTAAACTTGTATAAACAACAATTTGATGAAGCAATAGCATTGTTTCAGCAAGAAATGGTCAGAAACTATGCGAGTGAATACGAAGGAGGCATTTAATGGCAATCACACAAGCAATGTGCACCAGTTTCAAGTCTGAGATTCTTCAAGAAGGACATCAACTAGCAACTGACACAATAAAATTAGCATTGTTTACAAGCAGTGCAAGTCTAGGAGCAGGAACAACAGCTTATTCAACCAGTAACGAAGTATCTGGAACTGGTTATACAGCAGGTGGTGTTACTCTCACAAGCACAACTGTATCAACATCAGGAACAACAGCTTTTTTTGATGCAGATGATCCAACTTTTACAAGTGCATCATTTACTGCAAGAGGTGCTTTAATATATAATTCATCTAACAGTGATAAAGCTATCGCAGTTCTAGATTTTGGTGGTGACTTTACAGTATCAGCAGGAACTTTTAAGATAGTTTTTCCAGCAGCAGGAACGAATGCGATTATAAGGATTGACTAATGGCAACATATGTAAATAATTTAAGACTTAAAGAGATCGCAACAGGTGCTGAATCTGGTACTTGGGGAACTTCGACTAATACCAATCTTGAATTAATTGGTGAAGCATTAGGTTTTGGCACTGAGGCAATAACAACTAATGCTGACACACATACTACTACAGTCGCAGATGGTTCGGCAGACGAAGGCAGAGCCATGTATATTAAATATACTGGCACACTAGATTCTGCTTGTACAATAACCATAGGTCCAAACACTTTAAAAAGAGTTCACATTATAGAGAATGCTACAAGTGGATCTCAAAATATAATAATTAAACAAGCATCGAGTGGTGGCAGTGATATGGTGACCATTGCTCCAGGAACAGCCAAAGTTGTTTACTTAGATGGTGGTGCTGGTAGTGCGACAGTGCAAGAAGCATTCGCTCATCTTGCAGTTCCAGATCTAACTGTTGAGGATGATTTAATCGTTGCAGATAATTTGACTCTTAATTCAGATAGTTCTGTAATTAACATGGGTGCTGGCAACGATGTCACATTTACACATGATGGCACAACAGGATTAACTATTGCAGCAACACCTATATCTATCGACTCAACTGGTGAACTTCACCTTAATTCAACAACTGGTGATATTAAATTACAAGATGGTGGAACTGATCAACTTGCTTTTGATTTAGATGGCACAGCAGGTGAAGTTATAATGAAACCAATGGTTGACTCAGATGATTTAGTTATTCAACAATATGATGGCACAGAAGTAATTAGAGTTGAAGACAATGCAAGTCTTGGATTAGTTGGTAATAAATTAAATATTGCTAATTCATCAAGTGATGTTGTAATAAAACCATTAACAGACGCAAAGGACATTATTTT